CGCACCCCGGCCCCAAAGGTTGTGCGGTCTGTCTGCCCGCCCGGGTCCTGCCCCCCGCTGTCCGGGTAGAACTGCATCAGGGGCCAGTCGTTGATGCCGTCCGAGAGCTGACCCGGCCGCTCGCTCCGGACCAGGCCCGTGGCATCCGCGACGGTATCCGCCATTCCGTTGCAGATGTCCGTGAGCGTTGTGTTACTCACCACGGCCGAAGTCCTCCTTGATGTCCCTCAGAGTTTGGGCAACTGTGGACTCGATGGTCCCCCGGATGGCACCCTTCACCTTGTCGAAGGCGTCCCGAAGGAACCGCCGGGGCTTGAGCCCCCGCTGGGAAATGGCCCGGGCCACCAGGAATGCCGACGTGTGGTGCCGACGGGCCCAGACCTCCAGCGCCGCAAGGGGCGGCCAGTGCGGCTTGGTCCCAAACTCCATGTACGGGGCGTAGACCACATTGGACCCGACGATGCCGAGGACGGTATTGCCCTGGGACACCACGTCCGGAATGATACTGGCCCGCAGTCGCCCAGTGTCGACGGGTGCATTGTGCTTGGCCTGCCGCTCAACCTCCAACGTCACGCTCCGCATGGCATTTAGTATCCGGTCTCCCTGGAGTTCCCTGATGCGCCGCTCCATGGTATTTTGGAGCAACCGAAGGGCGGAGACCTCGATCCGGACTTGTACGGGCATGCTAGTATCCGAACCCGGTCGCCCGGCGCACCAGGCGGGCGTTGACGAGCATGAACTGAACATCTGGGTCAAGTGCCTTGGTATACAGCATGGTGCCGAACTCGGCCGACTGGACGGCGTCCTGCCATGCACCCTTGGACCGCTTCCACCACCGGGAGGCCTGGGCAATCGCGGCCAGCTTCACCTGGGACGGGACGGTCGTGGCGTACCCCCACTTGGCGGTCACCTGGACCGTGGGGATTGCCCACTGGGGTTCGGTGTCTGGGCGGAATCCGCGGATGTGCGCGAACCTCCCACTCGTGAAGACATCATAGTCGCCCGTGGGGTTGACCATTAGGGCGGTATAGGGGGTCCGGTTGAACTCCGGGTGCTTTGGACCCCCGGTGAAAGGGATCCAGTCGGTGGCAGCCCACGACACGTAGGCGGTATCGGATGGGGAGTCCTTGACGGCCACCAGTGTAATGGTCGGGGTCTCGTGGATGAGAACGTGGGGTTTTCCCTGGGCTGTGAAGATCCTCGCCGTTGCCGTGGAGGCCTGGACGAAGCCGTCCGGGCGCTTACAAAAACCGTCAATGGCCGACTCCGCCGCCTCCAAGATCAACGTAAGTGCGGTGTCGTCCTCGGTCTTGCCGATGTTGGTCTTCAGCTCCGCTACGGTGGCGTACCTGAGTGCCATGCGCACCCTCCTTGACTATTGTATCTTGTTTCGCTTGGTCTCCAGTTCGATGTTCGCCATGAGCACATTCACAAGGGAAGTGGAGACATCGTCCTCCGGGCGGCGGTAGAACCCCGCCATGCCAACCCCATCCTCGTCCACCAGCAACACGTCCGGTTCCCGACCCAGCACCGCGCCCATCCGGTTCACACCGTTGAACACAGGGGGGCACGGGCGCCGGCACCCGGCCGGGGAGTAGTCGTGAAACAGCAGGAGGCCCCACGACTTCAGCGTCCACAGGAGGCCGAAGTCCCGGTGGACCTTGGCGTGGTCCCCGTCCACAAACACCAGGTCGAAGTGGTCCCGGAGGTCGATGCCCGCCGTGTAGTCCACCGACGTCTGTTGCACGACGGTCAGGTTCTTTAGTCCGGAGAGCGTCCGCCGGGCCTCCACCACCTCGTGCTCCTTCGGGTTCAGCGTGAAGACATGGGCACCCGGGGCGGCATAGGCCATTGTGGCCGCCGAGTACCCCAGGGCCGTCCCGACCTCCAGGATCATCGGGTGGTCCCCGACAATAGACATAGCGAAGTGAGCGAGTAGGAGTGCTTGGTAGCCCTCCACTTCTCGCTTGGTCCTCCGAACCCTCTCCCGCGCTGATGCCTCCGCAACCTCACAAGCGAACACGTCCCCGCACACCGTTGTCACCAGCATCCGCTTGTCCATCGTTGCTCGTACCGTCGTTCTCATAGTCCGAACTCCTCCCCCAAGATAGCCCGGAATTGCTTGGCCCGGGTGGCCCAGGTGTGATTCTCCATGACATGCGCGTGACCCTTGGCGGCGTAGGTCTCCCATTGTCCACCGTGGATCAGCGCTTCCAACCACCCGGACAAGGTCTTCACGCCCTCGCCATCCCACGACGCATAGTGAACCCCAGCTACCAGTCCGTCCCCATCCACCGTCGGGATTGGGGCGGTCAGGAGGCACGCCCCGCAGGCCATGGAGTCGAAGACCCGGTGCGGTCGGTTGGTCTGGGTCCTGGGTAGGTTGACCACGACCCTGGCCTCGGCCATCGACTTGGCGTACTCCTCGACGGGCACCACGCCGGACCGATAGGTCAGGCCCATCCGCTTGCACTCGACGCAGAGGAACTTTCGCATGTCTGACCGTTCGGTGGCCCCAACCCGTCCGCTCGAGCAGTGGAAGACGACGTCAACCACCTTCCCCGGGACCGGCTTGAACAGGTGGTTGTTGACCGCGTGGGCCATCCGTCTTACCGGACGGTCGCCGCTCTCGAACGGCTTGAGTGGACCGTGGTCGACGAGGCACAGGTCGGCCCGGAGGGACACCCGGACCCTGCCCTCCAGGTGGACCTTTGTCAAGGTGTCGTCGTAACTCATGAAGACGATGGGGACCGTCTTATTGGTGTAGCGGACGACGCCGGACCAGTCTTCCTGGACGAAGAGGTCGAACCCCATCCTACCCGCCAATTGGCCGACGTCCAGAGACATGCCCTGCGGCACGCGCAGGTGTTCCCAGGTGAACTCGGGGACCTGGTATGACCACCAACCCAGGGGCCGGAAGTCACGATGGGTAGCTCTGGTGGACCCCTTGGTGATGAGGGCGACCTTGAGCATCCTCACACTGGCCTCCGGAATGCTATGAGGCTGGCCACCGGGCCAGGCGTGACCATCTCCCACTTGGCGCCGGCCTGCCATGCATCGACCACTCTGTCGACGATGACCGTCTCCTTGCCATAGTTGTAGTCGTCGAAGGCGATGATCCCTCCAGGCATGATCTGAGTGACCCACGCCGGCAGGTCCCGGTCGACCTCCCCCAGCCCGTGCCCAGCATCAATGAAAACGAAGGCCAGGGGCTTCTTCACCTGGTAGACGCCGTCCCAGCTATTGCACTGGATGAGTTCCACCGGCCTGAGTAAGTACTCGATCGCGGTCCGGGCCTCCGGCTTCACCACCAGGTCGATCCCGTACATGGGACCCCGACCCTGCCGGGCGAACGACCAGCACACCAGAGACCCTCCCCACCAAATGCCGACCTCCGCCGCCGGGCCGTCCGGGGCCATCTGAGCTAGGTCGAAGATTAGCCCCAACCGCTCCCGGCCCAACATCGTGCCAACCGACAGTCCGACCCCCATCGCCTCCTCTCGACTTAGCGGTAGTTGCCATTGTCGCTTCATCCTCTTGCCCATTGTCGCCTCCTGCGCCTAGCTGTATCCCAACTTGTTCATGACATCGCCCATGAGCTCATCGAACAGTACCGCGTGGTGCGACTTGAATTCCGTGCGCCACTCCCCGACGAGCCCCTTCCGGAACGACTTGCTCTTCAAAGGGTCAATCCTCGCCATCGACTCACCAACGTCCATGCCCGGGACGAGGGTAGCAATCCTCTCTACCTCGGTGCGCTGGTCCGGCCCGACCAGGTCCTCGAACCGGACAACTATGTCGGCCAGGGGGAGCCAGGGAAGCCACCCCTCCCACCAGTACGGGGCCACTCTAATGCACCACTCCAACGGGTCCGCCTGCTCACTGAGCATGGTACCGTTGGCGAACTTGAAATCCAGGACGTCGTGCCCCAGCAGCCTCTTGTCCTTCTCACAGACCGTGTGGCAATGGGATACCACCACGTCTCGGGGATCGCGGACCAACTGCAAGATGTGGACGTTGCGGTCCGCCAGGAGCTTGGCCGCCGGCTCGAGATAGGCGAAGTGCCCGATGTAGACCTGCTGCTCTGAGTTCAAGCGCTTCTCGAGCAGGTGCACGAAGTCCGGCGGGAAGTCCACCTCCTCGTTGTCCACGACCACCCCGCCCTGGGGGATGAGTCCAGGCCAGCCCAGTCTCCTAAGGTTGATGCCCCCAACCCACTTCTGCTTGGGCAGGATCTGCATGAGTAGGTGGGTCCCGGACTTGGGGATGGTGGTCACCAATACCTTCTTCACCGACCCTTGAACTCCTTGGCCCGCTTCCAGGCCTCCACGCTATCCGAGCGACCGTGGATGACGCCCTCCCATCGGCGGGCCATCATGGGGTAGTGCAGAATACCGGCGGTCCGCTCGGGCGGGTAATACCGGGTCACCGTGTTCCACTCCACCCCCAGCGTGAGCAGGCGGACCGGGTGGTCGTGGAGGACCCGGAGTAGGGCGGCCTGGTCCCGCTTCCCGTACCTCTGCCACTCCCCGTGCCAACCCCGCAACAGTGCTTCAGTCCGCTCGTTCCGCCGGAAGCCAAACACCCCTCCATTGTACTGCAATAGTTGCTCGGTGCCGTAGAGGTCGTAGGTCTCCTGGCACTCATCCACGTTGTCCGGCCGGCGCATGTTCGATGCGACGACGAACTTGACGGCGTTGAGGCAGATGAGGAAGTCCCAGCCGGCGAGTGCATCGAAGAGGTAGTGGACCGGTCCGATGAGTTCGGTATCGGCGTCGACATACAGCACCCGCTCCCACCCCACCGGCGCCAGGTCCCAGACCCTCGTCTTGACCGACCGCCCGCCAATGTCCTCGTCCTCAGCCTCCACGAAGACGTCCTCTCCACCGACCGGACGGTCACTGGCCACGGCGATTGGGACCCCGGGCATGAACTTGTGCCAGGATGCAACACACCGGACCGCACACTCCCGGGCCTGCTCGCCGAAGGCCACAATGTAGACCCCAAGGGAGGTAAGGTCTAGTGGTTTACCGACCGGTGATTGAAGGTCCACGGGTTTATCCCCACCAGACGAATTGCCCGTACGGGCAACAATCACCTTGCCAACGTCCACCGTATTAGCAATATCTACCTTGCCAACTAGCAATTCATTGAAGACGGTGGTGTGCCCCTCCACCCAGGCCCCCTCCGTGAAGCCAAGCACGTGCGACCGGCACTCCTCCTGCCCGGTGCTGTCTCGGGCGGCTCTCTTGATGGCGGCCACGAGGTCCTCATAGTCCCCGGCCTCATACCTCCAGATTCCAGCTCCCTCCACCAGGGGGCTCGAGAGCAGCTCATCAAAGATGCCAACGTCCTTCGGTATGACGACCGGCACCCCGCAGGCCAGGGCTTCCAGCGGTCCGTGGCCCGTGCCCTCAATCAAGGACGTACAGATGTACACAGATAGGCCCCGGTAGAAGTCCTCCATCCCGTCCCAGGGGTAGAACTTCGTGGGGACCACGCGCCACCCCTTGCCGGCGGCCCTGAACTCCAGGTTGGACAGTCGCTTGTCGGCGACCAACCGGGCCATGCTCCGCTCGCCCTTCCGACCCCCGGGATACACCAGCCCCGACGTCCCAGCGATGCCCTTGGGTCGGGGGCCGGTCGGCGTGAACTTGTCGAGCTGGACCGGCGGGGTAATGACCCACGTTGGGCTCCGCAAGAATGACGCGTACCTCTCCGTGCACACGGTCCGGAGGTTGACGCCGTTGTCGGCGGCCGTCCAAAGGAGTTCCTTCTCGCGGCGTCCAAGGTCGTAGTGCGTAAACCACGCGGTCTTCTTCGTCCTGACGTCCTTGTACTGGAGGTAGGGGAAGAAATGGTTCACGGTGGCCTTTGGATCTGGTTCCTCACCGTACGACCAACCGAGGTCGCGGATTAGCAGGCGCACCATGCGGCCCATGATAGAGTCCGATGCTGCATCGACCGTCACTATGTGCACCCGCTCAGTCATTCCGACCCAACTCCCCCCACCGGTGGGCCACCACGGCCCCATCGTTGAACGGCCTCCCCAAGAGGTGGATCCGCACCGGGTTCTTCACCAGCGCCCGCATGAATGCTGCCTGGTCCTGCCCCTGGTACCTAAACCACTCTTTCTCCCAGGTTTCAAACAGTACTAAAACTGCTGGTGTCCTTTGGTACAAGAGCATCCCACACTGCAATTGCAATGGAACGGTGTGAAGTTGTTCCAGTGTGTCTTCCCGCTCCGGGGAGTCGACGTGCCAGAAAACTTCCTTTCCCTGTTGTCGACTCGGTACGATGACAAAGTCAAACCCAGCGTCAAGTGCGCCCCACGCTGCTGACAGGTCTCCATTGACCATTGTGTCGGCGTCCATGTAGAGCACCTGATGCCAGGGCACAAGCTTTGGTAGGATGACCTTGATCGCCCTGGCCGTCTTCCAATCTGAGCAACTAGATGGGACGATGACCTCGAACGCAACCCCGCCCACCCGGTGTCTCTCGGTGATGATCCTGCCCTCCACCGTCGGGTTCAGCTGCTTGAAGCGGGTATACGATCGTAGGGCCATGGTGTGGGCCCGATCACCAACTCCTATCCAAACAGCTCCCCTACTGGGTGTCATTTCCTCGGCCACTTCTCGTGATCGTGGGCACGAGCATCAGCCCAAGTCCTCGGCGTCGACAGGATCAACGGCTTCACGTGCCATAGGGCGCGCATGAAGGCCAAGTGTCGGTCTCCGGGCTCTGCCATCCACCGCTCCATAAGTTCCTCGGCGGTCGGGCACCTACGGAGGAAGAAGACCCGGGTGTCGTACACCGGCACGCGTAAATCGAGGATGACCTCTTTGGTGAGCTCGCGGTCTGCGGGGGACCCGAGCTCGGCAGCCAGGACGTTGTAATCGTAGAGTGG